CTAAAACTAATACACATTGAAATATTATACATGATCATTTTGTAACCAGGGACATGCTCGCCTGATACCGCTCTTAACGGTTTCGCTCGACTTATAACTATACATAACTAAGTTCAATAATTTGTTTAGAAAGGTTTAATATATCATCATCTTTAAATTTTGTTCCATAATATGAACTATAAAACATCTGATCAATATTCTCCCAAGTTAAATAAATTGCTTCTAAATCTTCTTCCACTAAATACTTATTCAACAAATCTGCCCACTTACAATAATACAAAGGCCCATGCCCATATGCAAGTAATAAACTAGCTTTAGCATTCTCTACTGTCATCAAATCACAAGGTTGTCCTCTTCTTATCCATCTCGCACACTCCTCAATTGATGTTTTAACTATTGGAGCTAACCATTCACTTCTATGAAGAGGATGCGCTGTAAAACCTCTTTTCAAAAATGTTGCATGACTTAATGGCGCATAAGGTGTTATTTCACTTTGTTTCGTTGCATCTGTAGCACATATTCCATGAGCTCCTAAAACTAAAGCTATAGTCTTCGCATTAAAAATATCCTTAAAAGCATCTTTCACAGAAAATATTCCATCATCCCCATAAACTACTCCAACCACATTCTCAAGCAACACTTCAAAATTTCCATCCATATCATCATATAAACTAGGATCAATTTCTTCTTCGTGGAAATAATCAACTAAGGCTCCATATCGTGAAATAAAAGCCTCATCTGTTACATCAGAGCTCTGATAATTGAGTAGAAACAAGACCTTTCCTATTATTTGCCAGCAAATAAATATATACATCAAATGAGTGAATGAATTAATTTCAACCGTTATTGCTGCTCCAGAAGGGGATCCCGATTTCGTTCTATAAATAGTTCCACCAGCTAAGTGCATACTATACATCAACTCATAAATTAAACAATCAATAACTTTCTCATCATCTGGTCCTAAAGCTTGGAATTTTTTATAAAAAGCAATCATCACATCTTTAAATCGAGAAGCAACATCCACATTCAATCCAGGTCCAAAATTCGTATAATCAATAGTAAAAATATTATCGCCTTTAGTTTTAAGTAACGTAACCAATTTTCCCCACTCAGGACCATCTGGACTAATTCCAATAGCAAACCAATTTTTGATTCGATGTTGTCGCAAAAAACTTGTAAAATCTAGTGAATATTGCCTTAGCACAAGAGATGCATTTATCGGTGACATTGAAAAAACTCTCGTTCCTCCTGGC